GGAACTCAAAGAGACGATTCAGAGACTATTTCCGAGAGTTCTGATGCTGAAGCAAATGTTTCCGTATCTCCTTTAATGGAAGGATATCTCTCAACTCTGAGTAGAGTTTCTAAAAAGTGATTTTTTAATTATAAATCAAACTAAAAATTTTTAACAAGGTAAATTCAAATGCAAGGTTTCAATGCTGAACACCTTCAGGAGAAGTGGGCACCTATCCTCAACCATGAGGGTCTCGGAGGCATCCAAGATGCACATAAGAGAATGGTTACCGCAGTTCTTCTGGAGAACCAAGAAAAAACTTTAAGAGAGGAAGCAGAATTCCTCGGAGAAGCAGGTCCTACCAACTCCGCAGGTACAGGCGGTTTCAGTGGCGGTGCAGACAATAAAGTAGCAGGTTTCGACCCTGTTCTGATCTCCCTGATCAGACGTGCAATGCCTAACCTGGTCGCATATGACCTGGCAGGTGTTCAACCAATGAACGGTCCTACCGGACTCATCTTCGCAATGCGTTCCCGTTATAGCACTCAGAGTGGAACTGAAGCTCTGTTCGACGAGGCAGATACCGCATTCTCAAACAGTGGTATTTCTACCTCTGGTCTTTATACTCCTGGTTCCGATGGATCTGGAGTTGGTTTAGGAACAGGAACTGGTGGTGCTGCTAGTAGCGATCCTTCCGCACTTAACCCAAGCACCAACCTGACCCAGGCAGCATATGGTGTTGGTCAGGGTATGGACACCGGAATGTCCGAAGGACTCGGTGCAACAAATGACAACAACTTCAACGAGATGGCATTCTCGATTGAGAAAGTCACCGTTACTGCTAAGTCAAGAGCACTGAAGGCCGAGTACTCCTTAGAACTCGCACAAGACCTCAAGGCAATCCACGGTCTGAATGCTGAAGCTGAACTTGCAAACATTCTCTCCACAGAGATTCTTGCTGAGATCAACAGAGAAGTTATCAGAACCATCTACAAGACTGCTGAAACTGGTGCAACCAAGAATGTTGCCAACCAAGGAATCTTCGACCTTGACGTTGACAGCAACGGTCGTTGGTCTGTTGAGAAGTTCAAGGGTCTTATCTTCCAAATCGAGAGAGATGCGAACGCAATCGCACAAAGAACTCGTAGAGGGAAGGGCAACATGATTCTGTGTTCCGCAGATGTTGCTTCCGCACTGACCATGGCAGGAGTCCTCGACTACACCCCTGCACTCAACGCAAACCTGAACGTTGATGACACCGGTAACACCTTCGCAGGTGTCCTTGCTGGTAAGTACAGAGTCTACATTGACCCATACTCCTCTAACGCAAGTGCTGATCAGTACTACGTTGCAGGATATAAGGGAACTTCCCCTTATGACGCAGGTCTGTTCTATTGCCCATACGTTCCACTTCAGATGGTTCGTGCAGTTGGAGAGAACACTTTCCAGCCCAAGATCGGCTTCAAGACTCGTTACGGTATGGTTGCAAACCCATTTGCCGATGGCAATGCTTCTGGCACAGTCACCAACCCTGGTGCTATCAAGGTCAACGCAAACCGTTACTACAGAAGAGTCACCGTCAGAAACCTCATGTGATCCACGGTTCACATATTTCTTACAGGGATCCGAAAGGATCCCTTTTTTTATCTAAATACAAATAAAAACAATGACTGCATTTCCGGAGCAGATAGGTAATAGGAATTTTTTATCACCGGTTGGTTTTAAGTTCACATTATCAAAAAACCCAAAAATTCCTTTCTTTTGCAATACGGCAAGAATACCTGAAATTAATCTAGGTACAGCAATACAACCATCATATCTCAAGGATGTGGATGTTCCTGGAGACAAGTTAACCTATGGTGATTTTTCTTTAACATTTTTGGTTGATGAGAATATGCAAAATTACATGGCAGTGCATAACTGGATGACTGGACTTGGATTTCCAGAAACAACACAGCAATTTAAAGATTTAGCAACTGATGAAGATGGTGTAAGAGACTTGGGTAGACAATTCAGTGATGGAAGTCTTCATATTCTAAACAGCAATTTCAGAGATGTTGCTATTGTAAAATTTAAAGACTTATTTCCAATCTCACTGACCTCTTTAGATTTTGAAGCATCTGATGTGGATATAAACTACTTTACAGCAGAGGTCACTTTCAAGTATACTGTGTATAATGTCTTAGCTGCTGACAACAGAACACCCTTATGAACCTTGAAAAAATTCAGGAGATGTGGGAAAAAGACTCCCAGATCGATCCTGACAACCTACATGATGAGTCACTAAAGATACCACAACTTCACTCAAAATACTATACACTTTACAATACGATTACCCTTTTACGAGAAAAATCAAGGGAGTCATACAATCGTGTTAGATTAGAAAGACATAATTATTACACAGGAAAAGCACCGGCAGAAGTGTATGTTGAAGACCCCTTTCCATATAAAGTAAGGGATAAAGAAGCACTTCAAAGATACATGGAAGCAGACGAAAAGTTAAATAGTATTGACCTTAAGATTCGCTACTATGATGTGATGCTTAAGTTTTTAGAAGAAATTATCAAGACAGTTGCTAATAGAACGTTTCAAATTAAGAATGCAATAGAGTGGCATAAATTTCAAGCAGGATTTAATTAACCTATGGAAGACGATCAGTATTATAGTATAGAATTAAATATCAGAGGTATAAGACTCATTCACACTGGTCTTAAACAGGCAGTAGAAAAGTGGGCAGGAGGTGAACCTGAAGAGCAGGAAGATCTCATTTCAATGAGAGATAATTTTTATAGAATGGTTCTTGAGCATCAATTTCAAAGTCTGGACATGGACTAAATATCCATAGGTGAAACTTATGGTTAATGTCTCATTTGATTATATCAAAGAAAAACGAGGTATACCTTCAGGTAGAAGCAGATCCACACGTCTACTATGAATTAGCAGATCAATTTACCTTTGAGGTTCCTGGTGCCAAGTTTATGCCTCAGTATCGCAACAGATACTGGGACGGAAAGATTCGTCTATTCAATACCCAGAACGGAGAGATATATGTTGGGTTATTGGATAAGGTTACAAAATTCTGTGATGATCATGGATACACGTATGAGTTTGTAAACAGCAAGTATTATGGTCTTCCCTTTGAGACAAATGATATGATCTCAAAGGAGGGTGTCAAAGATTATATGAATGCTATTTGTAAGTATTCCCCGAGAGATTACCAAGTTGAGGGAGTATACGACGCCCTACGACATAATAGAAAGTTGTTGATATCCCCAACTGCTTCTGGAAAGTCTCTGATGATATATTCTCTTGTGAGATATTACGTTGAGAAGCAACAAAATATTCTGATAGTCGTTCCGACGACTTCGCTAGTAGAACAGATGTATAAAGACTTTGCAGACTATGGTTGGGATGTAGGTTCATTTTGCCACAAGATATACGCTGGTAGAGAAAGGGAAACTGATTCCCAAGTTATCATCACTACCTGGCAGTCCATCTATAAACTCCCCCGAAAATATTTTGAACGATTTAACGTAGTTGTTGGGGATGAGGCACACCAGTTCAAAAGTAAGTCATTAATATCTATAATGTCAAAACTTGCAGACTGTAAATATCGTTTTGGATTTACAGGAACACTTGATGGAACACAAACCCATAAATGGGTTCTTGAGGGATTGTTTGGACCCTCTTACAAGATCATCAGAACAGAAGAACTAATGGCAAAGGGTCATGTTGCCAAACTGGATATCAATGTTCTTCTACTGAAGCACCCAGCACATAAGTTTGAAACATTTGAAGATGAAGTTCAGTATATCATCAATCATGATCGTAGAAATAAGTTCATAAGAAATCTTGCCTTAGATCTTAAGGGCAATACTCTTATCTTATTCTCAAGAGTCGAAGGTCATGGTCAACCATTATATGAACTGATAAATAACAATAGTGTAGAAACTCGTCATGTATTCTTTGTTCACGGTGGTGTGGCAACAGAGGATAGAGAAAAAGTAAGGGAGATCACAGAGAAAGAAAACAACGCAATTATTGTTGCTTCATACGGAACATTCAGTACAGGAATTAACATTAAAAAT